AATTGGGTGAGATTGTCCGAGTCAGGGACGAATCGGCTTACCGAGGTGTGCCAGAACCGCGTATTCACACTAAACTCAATGATTTACCCTCTTACGGCGAGCAAATGATTAAATTCTGCGAGGAAATCGGCTTTGAACTGATGCCTTGGCAGCAATGGCTTGCCCATCACACCTTAAAATATAAACCTGATGGCCGTTGGGCTCACCCAGTAGTTACCTTACTTTGCGCTCGGCAACAGGGTAAATCGACCTTTATGGCGCTTCAAATCCTATTTAGAATCTATGTTTTAAAAGAAAAACTGCAAGTCCATACGGCCCATAAGCTAACTACTTCAGCTGAATTGTTTTATAAGATCTATGGAATTATTGAACAGAATCCCAGACTAGCTGCTGAATTTACTAAGAAGCTGGAAAGTAAAGGATTCCAGGAGCTTCAATTTACTGAAGGCCGCCGATATATCGTCAGGGCCAATAACTCAGCTGGTCGAGGCATCGCTGCACCTGAAACGATACACCTAGACGAAGCTCGAGAATATAAAGATGAAGATGTCTGGTCTGCTTTGCGATATACGCAAATGGCTTCAGCCAATCCACAGATATGGGTTTATTCAAATGCTGGAGATCAACACTCAATCGTTCTAAATAAACTTAGGGAAAGAGCAATGGCTGCTATCTTCGGTGGCAACGATGATATTGGCTGGTTCGAATGGTCTGCTCCGACCGGTATTAAATTTGATAACTCGCCAACCTTCTGGCTAGGTGTCTGCCAAGCCAATCCATCGCTTGGATTAACAGTCCATCCTGACAATATAAGAGCCGTATTGTCAGACCCCGAAGATATTGTGCGCACAGAAGTCTTATGTCAATGGGTCGATACAATTAACCCAGTTATTAATCCTTCTCAATGGGAAAGCTGCAAAGTTGATGGCTTGCGACTTGACCCTGAAGCGGATACTTGGCTGGCTATTGATCTAAGCCCTAGCAGAAAAGAAGGCGCGCTAGTTGCTAGTCAAAGACTTGAGGGCGATAAGTTCCAAGTGATATTGCTACAGACTTGGCATAACCCAGCCAATCTGGATGATAAAGCAATGGCCAATGATGTTGCCGAATGGGTTAGAAAATATCCAGTCCAGTTGGTTGCCTATTCAGCTAGAACTGCGTCAGCGGTAGCGGCTAGGTTAGCTCCTGCTGGAATAAGAGTCGAGCCAATAGATGGCCTTGATTATGCCCAAAGTTGCGATGAATTACTGGGAGCAATTTCATCTCAGCGGTTAGCTCACTCGGGACAGGAAGAGCTGACCAAGCAATGCCTATCCGCCGTCAAGTTACCCTTTGGAGACGGCGGTTGGGTAATGGGTCGCAAAGTAAGTAATACGACTATTTGCGGAGCAATTGCTTCAGCCTTAGCGACACACTACGCAACGATGGCTGAAAGCGGAGTAGATATTCAAATAGTGTAAGTAGGCTCGCTTACAATGTAAGCAATGGGTGCTATAAGAGATTTCCTATTTCCACAGGTTCAGACGGCTAAGCCTACTAAGGTTTCAGATGTTGCAGCCGCGCTAACTCCCGTCCAGATTACCGACTCAGTTTATAATATTCTCGGCGGTGCAACTAATACTACTCGCCAACTGGCGATGTCGGTGCCCTCAGTAGCTCGCGCTAGAAATATTATTACGGGAACGATTGGTTCATTGCCGCTTACAACTTTTAATCGCATAACTGGACAATATGTAGATCCGCATCGCGTTATTAATCAGCCAGACCCAAGAGTTGCAGGATTCGTAATTTATAACTGGCTCGCTGAAGATATTTGGCTTTATGGTGCTGGCTATGGTCAAGTCTTAGAAATGTATTCTTCAACTGATGGCGGTCGCGTAAGAGCTTGGACTCGCGTCAGCCCAGACCGCGTTACAGTCGATACAGATTTTCGCAACACAGTAATTGAGTCTTATAAAGTTGATGGAATGGCCGTTCCACTTCAAGGAGTCGGCTCACTCATTCGCTTTGATGGCCCAGATGAGGGATTGCTTCATAGAGCTGGTAAGACAATCGCAGCTGCCGTATATCTTGAGAACGCAGCAGTTAATTATGCTAAAGAACCTGCTCCAACTATGGTTCTCAAATCCAATGGAACTAATTTAACTGCCGAAAGAATTTCAGCACTTCTAAGCGCTTGGAAAACTGCTCGTCAATCTCGCTCTACTGCATTTCTAAATGCTGATGTAGATTTGAAAGAATTCGGATTTGATCCAAAGTCGATGCAACTAGCTGAAGCTCGCCAATATGTAGCGCTGGAATTGGCTAGAGCTTGCGGCATCCCTGCCTACTTCTTGAGCGCCGAGCAAACTTCAATGACTTATTCAAACGCAGTTACAGAGCGGCGCTCATTAGTTGATTTCTCACTTCGCCCAATCCTTAAGGCAATTGAGGAACGCTTATCGTTACCGGACTTCGTTCCTAATCCAGTAATGGTGCGCTTTGCACTTGACGATTTCTTACGCGGTAACGCATTAGAGAGAGCGCAAGTTTATGAAATCCTAAACCGCATTGGCGCGATGAGCGTTGAGCAAATTCAGCGAGAAGAGGACTTAATACCAAATGAAGGTTAATATGCCAATGGCAGTTACAGCTGCCGACACAATTAAGAGGACCATTACTGGGACTATTGTTACTTGGAATGAGCAAGGCAATACTTCAGTGGGCCCAACAGTATTTGCAGCAGACAGTATTGAGATCAAGCCAGTTAAGTTGCTCCTTGAGCACGACAGGACTCGCCCAATTGGCAAAATGGTCTCTCACAATGTAACTGCTAATGGGATTGAAGCTACTTTCAAAATTGCTAACACTATGGCTGGAGAAGATGCCTTAGTTGAAGCAACTGAAGGGCTACGCGATGGATTTAGCGTAGGCGCTCAAATAAATGAATGGACAAATAACAAAGGCGTAATGCAGATTACTTCAGCAACCCTAGATGAAGTTTCTCTAGTTACTGATCCTGCAATTGATTCTGCTCGCGTAAGCGAAGTAGCAGCATCAGAAAACGAAGAAAAGAAAGATTCTGATTTGGCAACCGCTGATTCAGACAAACCAACCGAAGGAGACCAAGTGTCTGACACTACCGCTCCTGCTCCTGCCGTTGAAGAAGCGGTAGAAGCAGCCAAAGTAGAAGCTGCAGCTCCAAAGCCAGCTTTCTACACAGCCCCTCGCCTTGAATTTACAAAGGCAAAATATCTAGAGATGAGCGTTCGCGCTGCTCTAGGAAATGACGATGCTCGCGCTTATGTTCGCGCAGCAGATGACACCACTAGCAATAACAGCGGTCTTATCCCAACTCGTCAATTAACTGAGGTAATCAATCCTCTTTCAAATGCTGATCGTCCAGCAGTTGATTCCGTATCTCGCGGCGTTCTACCAGATGCAGGAATGTCTTTTGAGATTCCAAAGATTACTGCAGTGCCAGTAGTTCAAGAAGAAAACGAAGCAGATGCAATTATTGAGACAGGAATGACCAATTCCTTCATCTCGGTTCCAGTGGTCAAGCTGGCCGGCGGTCAAACCTTCAGCGTTGAGCTCCTCGACAGAAGTAGTCCTGCATTTTTTGATGAGCTTGTTCGTCAAATGGAATTTGCTTACATTAAAGCAGCCGAGAGCCAAGTTATTGGCGCTTTAGTTGCTGGTGGAACAGATGGTGGCAACCGCACTCTAGATGCAGCTGGACTTCTTGATTTCGTATCCGATGGTTCAGTTTCAATTTATAAATCAACACTTGGAACTGCAACAAACATCCTAGTTACGCCAGAGCAATGGGGCGCAATTATGAACCTTGTAGATAACGGACGCCCGATTTACCAGAATCTCATTGGTAACTCAAATCAAGGTGGAAATCTAACTGGCCAATCTGCTGGTGGAAATCTACTCGGACTAAATCTCCGCGTATCTCGCAATCTAGCGACTGCTGCACCTACAGCTGATAATTCGCTAATTCTTGTAAATCCAGATTCTTATACTTGGTATGAATCAGCTCGCACTCGCCTACAAACCAATGTGGCTCTTAACGGCCAGATTGAGGTTTCTTACTATGGTTATGGTGCTTGCGCGACCAAGGTAGGCGCTGGCGCTTACAGATTTATGACTGCGTAATAAATTCAAAATAGTGAGGGCCAGTCCGCTCCCGAGCTGGCCCCTCACCTAACTGCTTGAAAGGACGACGAAATGCCAACGATAGTTACGGCCACAGAGCTTAGGACAATTCTTGGCGTTTCGTCATCCCTATATAACGATGCTTATCTAAATGACATAGTAGATGCCTCGGAGAATCTAGTTCTCCCAATGCTAGTTACTTTCCAAAGCAAGATTAACAAAGTAAGACTTGAAGATAATATTGCTTACTTCATTACCGCTACAATCCAAGAATTTACCGAGGGCCAATCCGTAATCATTACGGGATGTGGCTCGCCATTTAACGGCACACACACAGTATTAGCAGATGGATTATCAGATTATGAATTCGCCGTTGCAATCACCAATGCAGACATATTGGAAAAGAATGTTATCCCAGCAGGAAATGCTGCGCTCTCTGGACTATCAACCTATGTCGGAAATGCCAATGCTGAAGCTGCTATTCTGGCTATCTCCGTTGAAATCTTCCAAGCCAGAACCGCCGCTGGTGGATCAATCGAAGGCGTAGATTTTGCAGTTACCCCTTACCGCCTATCTAAGAATTTACTGGCCAAAGTAACTGGCTTACTTGGCCCATATCTTGATGTTGAAACTATGGTCGGCTAATGCCAGCATCAACAATTGCCACAGATGTTAGAGGCGCTATTAAGACCGCCTTGGCTGGATGCACCGCCAATATTTATGACTCAGTTCCAGAAGCGCCCATAGTTCCAGCAATAGTGTGCGTCCCAGATGCGCCTTATATGGAGCTTGAAGTTTTAGGCAAATCAACTACTCGCGTTAGATTAAATTACACCATAACTGCTTGCGTTGCGTATTTTAGCAACGCCGCTTCATTAGACAATTTAGAGCAATTAATTATTAGTATTCTTGGAGCGCTAAACGCTTCCAAGTATGAGTTATCGACAGTCGATAGGCCGTCAGTAACAACAGTAGGAACGACCAATTTATTGGTCGCAGACATTCGCTTGAGCGTCCGCTACGAGCAAACCGCATAGGAGACCCAAATGCCAACAACAGTAATAACTGGGCGCGATGTGACCTTCACTATTGGAGGCAACTCATTTGACGCTCAAACGACTTCAGCAGTTTTATCCGCTGAAACCATTATCGAGACCTATCAGACTCTTGATGGTCGCGCTTATAAGTCCGTTGATAAGCAATGGACATTTACACTTGAACTTCTGCAAGACTGGGGCGCAGCAGGATCACTATTTGAAATTTTCTGGGGTGTTGCAGAATCTGCACCAAATACTGGTATTTCAGTAGTATTTACCGCTGCAAGTGGAGCGACATT